TTCCTGATTCATCAACTTCAGCAAAGAAAATCAGCTTTGCGGGAATTATTACAAACGCAGAATATGGCGCAACACTTGGCGAAGTTCAAGTAATAAATATCAGTTTCATTACAAGCGGTACCATAACAAGCGCTATCTGATACATTGAGTTTATTAGTCAACTAATCAACCAATGCAAAAAAGAACTATTGATCTGTTAACTGAATCTTATAAAGATCAGATGACAGCCAGAAGAAAATATGAATTTAAAAATAAAAACGGCGAAAAAATTGTCGATTTATACTTTAAGCCTTTAACAAGGGATGATCGTGTTCGCGCACAATCAGCCGCAAATACAGATGATGCTTTGACAATATCAACTTATCTTCTTTGTAAAAATGCTGAATTAGAAGACGGGTCAAAAGCATTTGCGCCCGCAGATGCGCCGAACCTACAAAGAGAACTTCCAGAAAGTGTTTTAAATGAAATTGAATTATTTATGTTCGATATTCAATTGAATGTTGATACAGCAAAAAAATAATATCGCGAGATAATTGGATAAATTTTGAATTTTTTCTCGCAACAGAATTAGGCAAAACAATTCAAGAATTACGTTCTTTGATTACAGAAGAAGAACTGATATATTGGGCTGCATATTATGAAGTTAAGAATGAAAGAGAAAAAAGAGAAATAAATCGTCAAAGAGCAAATAAAAGGTAATATATAAGAAAAGGTTTTGTTGATTTGTGGCACAGGCTAATGTAAAACTTACAGTTGATGCTTCGCAAGCCACAAGAGCATTAAAAGGCGTACAAACGCAAACAAGCGCTTTACAGAATAATTTAGGAAGACTTAAAGCGGCATTTGCGGGCGTTGCTTTCACGGCTGTTGCAAAACAGGCTGTCAGTACGGCTTCAAACTTTCAGGCTTTACAGTTAAGAATGAAAGTTCTTACATCTGAATTTGGAGAATTTGCACAGGCTCAAGAATTAGTTAGAAAAGCGCAAGATAGATTTAATTTGTCAATCGTTGAAGCAACGCAGGGCGTAACAGATATTTTTGCAAGATTGAGGCCGCTTGGAATTTCTCTTAAAGATATTGAAACTACTTTTATCGGTTTTAATACTATTGCAAAACTAGCGGGATTAAATGCAACAGAAGCAAGCGCCGCGTTTACTCAGCTTGCGCAGGGTTTAGGTTCTGGGCGTTTACAAGGCGATGAATTTAGAAGTATTGCAGAACAAGTTCCGCAACTATTAAAAGCCATATCAGACGAAACTGGCATTGCTTCAGGAAAATTAAAAGATTTTGCGTCAAAAGGATTATTGACTTCAGATGTTGTTTTGAGGGCTTTAGCAAAGTCAGCAGAAGAAGGCGCAGACAAAATTGGTGCAATTATGGATGCTTCGCCCGCTGAAGTTTTTAAAGCATTTAGCAATGCTGTTCTTGAATTGCAATTGACATTAGGAAATAAATTATTGCCTGTTGTTTTGAAAGTTACTAAAGCAACGACAGCTTTAATTGAAGCAATTGTAAGTTTTGTTGATAGTGAAGCGGGGCAAGTAACATTTGCTTTCATAGGGATTGCCGCGGCGGTAAAAGGTCTAAGTTTTGTTATGCCTTTAATAGCGTCAAATTTTCTTGCAATTAAAGTTTCGGCGCAAATTGCAACAGGTCAATTGATTGCTACAAATGCCACACTAGCCGCAACATCTGTTGGATTTACGAGCGCAAGTGCCGCCGCAACCGCGTTCAAAGTTGCTTTAGCAAAAACAGGACTAGGTTTAGTTGTTATTGGTCTTGGTGCGTTTGTGGCAAAAATACTTGAAGCTAATAATGCACAAAGAGAATTTAATCAATTACTAGAAGAAGGAACAGCCGCCGCAATAGAAAGCCGAATTGCTCAAAAAAATGAAGAACTTGAAGAATTAAAAGAAAAACTTGATGGTGCAAATAAGGCTTTAGATATATTTGGTGTTCTTATAGGTGCGCAGAACATTGGAGGTGTTGAAGGAATTACAGACTTTAAAATTCAGATTAAAGAATTACAGGCTGAAATTAAAAAACTTGAAGAAGGTATTCCCGCCGCAAAAGCAAGAGATACTACAAGAGAATTTAATACTCAATTAGACAATTTAAAAAAACAAAATGCAGAACTTACAAAATCTGTTAAAAGAGATAAAATAAAAGGCGAAGAAAAGCAAAAAGAATTTGATCTTGAACAGCAAATCGCAGAAATAAGAAAACAATTTGACGGAGAAGAAGAAGAAAGACTTGTTTCTTTAGCTAAACAAAACTTTGAATTAAATAAACAAAAAACAGCAATTGAACAGACTAATGAAGCTGCAAAAAGACAAGCTGAAATATTTAGAGAGATAGGGGATAATATTGCAACAGGTATTTCTGATGCTTTGGTTGATGCTATACAAGGAACAAGGAGCCTTGGAGAAGCGGCAAGAGCGATTGTTAATGATCTTGCATCGTCTTTGTTAAGGCTTGGGGTCAATACTTTATTGAAACGAAGTTTCGGCGGAATATTTTCAAACTTGCCGGGTCTTGCAAATGGTGGCCGCGCATCCGCAGGGCGTAGTTATTTAGTCGGAGAAAGAGGGCCGGAGATATTTACGCCTAAGTCAAGCGGTACAGTAATTCCTAACAATATGATCGGTGGCGGTGGCGGTGGCGACATTACTAATATTACTGTTAATGTTGATGCAAACGAATCATCAGTTGAAGGCGATACAGGCCAATCTCAAGCGCTTGGACGTCAACTTGCAACAGCAATTCAAACTGAACTTATCAAACAAAAACGGCCGGGAGGTTTATTAGCATAATGGCAACTTTTCCAAGCATTTCCCCAACATATACAGGGTTTAGTAAAAGAAGCGCCCCAAGAGTTCGGACGATAAGATTTCAGGACGGGTTTGAACATCGCATCATGTTTGGATTGGCACAACATCAAAATCCTAAAGTTTATAATTTATCTTTCAACGTCACAGAAACGCAATCTGACGAAATAGAAACCTTTCTTGACGCCCGTGCAAACGATCAAGCATCATTTGATTTCACGGCACCCGGTGAAACGTCTTCACAGAAGTTTGTCTGCGAAAGGTGGTCAAAATCTATCCCATATAACAATAGAGCCGTTATTGATGCAACATTCAGGGAGGTATATGAAGCATGAGTACAGCCCCAATAATTAGCGATTTACAAAAGGCAAATCCAAGCGCTGTTATTGAATTGTTTGTACTAACAACAAATGTCGCACAACATGGTAGCGCCCAGACTTATAGATTTCACGCGGGAACATCATTGAACGCAAATGGCGAAATCGTTTGGCAGGGTAATTCATATTTAAGATTTCCTGTTGAAGCAACAGGTTTTGCATATCAACGCGGCCAGATTCCACGCCCGACTCTCACAATTAGTAACGCTTTCGGTTTTGTTTCAGCCCTTTTGTTAAATGTAAATCAACACTTTAACGGAAATGATTTAACAGGCGCCGTTGTTCAACGCAAAAGAACACTTGCAAGATTTCTTGATGCTGTAAATTTTCCAGTAGAAACGACAACATCTTCAACAACAACAACTATTGCAGACCCCGCAGATGCCGAAACTGTCACTTATACAGTTACAGTTGCAAATGTCGGCGGCATAAATATATTTCTTTTAAATGGTACAAATAATCCTGTTATTACAATGAAGCGGGGGTCAACATATATATTTAATCAAGAGGATTCAAGCAATCAAGGCCATCCTTTACGTTTTAAATCAGACAGCGGTGGTTCTTATACAACAGGAGTTTCAGCTTCAGGTTATAGCCCCGGTTATTCAGGCGCAACAGTTACTTTTCAACCGCCTTATCCAGATGCGCCTTCAGATTTGAGATATTATTGCACGATTCACGGGAACGCAATGGGAAATACAATCACGATGAATAATCCAAATACTACAACACAAACAACGACAACAACTTCAGGTTCCCAGACTAACCCGTTGGGAACCCCAGACCCAACAGCTGAATTTCCGCTTGAACAATATGTAATTGATAGAAAATCATCAGAAAATCGTGAAGTTGTAACTTTTGAACTTGCCGCTGTTTTTGATCTTGTTGGAGTAAGAGCGCCAAAACGTCAGGCAACTAGAAATATTTTTCCTAGTATTGGAACTTTTAATCAATGATTTGGAAAGATAAAGCACTTGAACACGCAAAACAGGAAGACCCAAAAGAATCTTGCGGTCTTTTATTAAATATTCGCGGAAAAGAACAATATTTTCCTTGTCGTAATTTATCCATGACGGCGCATCAATGTTTTATAATCGACCCCGAAGATTATGTAAGGGCAGATAATACAGGAGATATCACAGCAATAGTTCATAGTCATCCAGTAACGCAGCCTGTCGCTTCAGAAGCCGACAAGATAAGCTGCGAAGAAAGCAATCTTCCGTGGCATATAGTCAATCCAAAAACCGAAACGTGGGGTTATTGTGAGCCTTGTGGATATAAACCAGATTTGATCGGACAGCCTTGGGTTTGGGGTGTTTCTGATTGTTGGTCACTTGTTCGCAGATATTACAAAGAAAAATTAAATATAGAACTAAGAGATTGGGAAAGACCAACAACCCCTGAAGAATTTATTAACGACCCGATGTTTGAAAGATGCGCAGAAGCTACAGGTTTTAGAGAATTAAAAAATGACGAAAATTTAAAAAATGGTGATTTATTATTTATGTCGATTTTGGCAAATGGTTTGAATCATGTGGCGATTTTTTTGGATGGGGATGTTTTACATCATTTAACAGATAGACTATCTTGTAAGGAACCATACAACCAATGGCTTCAAAAATGCACAGGTAAAAGGTTGCGTTATGTTGCGTAAAATTAAATTATATTCAAAACTTGCCGATTTTATCGGACATAAAGAATTTGATGCCGTCTGTAAAAATCCCGCTGAAGCAATAAGGTTTTTGATTTGTAACTTTCCAGAAGTAGAAAGTCACATGGCAAAACAAAATTATAAAGTTTTAGTCGGCGATTATGAAATTGACGAAAAGGAATTGCATTATCCAAGCGGTCACGAAGATATTCATATCGTGCCAATTGTTTCAGGTGCGGGCGGTAACTTTGGAAAAATTTTAGGCGGTGCGGCGTTGATCGGTTTGTCTTTTGTTTCTTTTGGTGGCTCAGCTTTATTTGCAGGCGGAAGCGGTGCGGGTTTGCTTGGTGGTGGTGGTCTAATTGGTACAACTGGTTTATATGCAGCGGGGGCTTATGGTTCGGCGGCTCTCGGCTTAATGGGTGCGGGTTTGATGTTATCAGGTGTTTCTGGCATGATGACACCGCAACCAAAATCGCAAGATTTTTCTAGCCCTGAAGACCCGCGTTTGTCTTTTAATTTTTCAGGAACGCAAAATACAAGTAGAGCCGGAACGCCGATTAATATTGTTTTTGGCGAAGTTTTTGTCGGAAGTATAGTCGTCAGCGCGGGCGTTGACACAGAACAAGTAAGAGCATGACCAATAAGAAAGTAATTAGAGGAGCAGGCGGCAATCCATCGCCCCCATCGCCCCCGCAACCTACAAGAGTTCCCGACACATTACACAGTAGGCAATTTGCATCATTTACGGACGTATTGGGGGAAGGCGAACAAGAGGGAAGCGCAACAGCAAGCAAACTTGGATTAACAAAAGGAACTACGGCATACAACAATGCTTTTCTTTCCGATGTCTTTTTAAACGATACGCCAGTTTTACAATCAACAGCAAATTTTTCAAGTCCTGTCACTACAGATTTTAATTTTCAAAATGTTGGGTTCACGCCGCGATTTGGAACAGCAAACCAGACACACATCCCCGGAATTGAAGAAAGCGAATCTGTAACACCTGTCGGCATAACTGTCACAACTTCTGCACCAGTAACAAGACAAATTACGAATAGTGATGTTGACGCTGTAAAAGTTTCCGTTACGTTTCCGCAGATACAAAAAGCAACAGATCAAGGCGATTTGCTTGGTTCTTCTGTAAATTTACAAGTTCAAATTCAATACAACGGCGGCGGTTTTTCTGTTCTTGTTGACGATACGATTACAGGTCGTTCCGCTGACGCATATCAAAAAGATTATCGAATTACATTGACAGGCGCTTTTCCTGTTGATATTCGTGTTGTTCGTGTAACCGCTGACAGTACAAGTTCAAGTCTTATAAATTCTTTTCAATGGACAAGTTTTTCAGAAATTATTGACGACAAGCAAACATATCCAAATACAGCCTTTGTTAATTTAAGAATAGACAGCGAACAGTTTAGTTCGATTCCCCGCAGAAAATACCGCATCAGGGGTTGCAAGATAAGGATTCCGGGCGCCGGTGCAAATGGTTCTGGAACGCCAACTGTTGACCTTCAGACAGGCCGAATTGTCTACCCGACAGGATACGTTTTTAATGGCACAATGGGCGCTGCAACCTATTGTAATTGTCCAAGCATGGTATTACTGGCATTGCTTACAGATACGCGATTTGGCTTTGGCGATCATATAACAGATTCTTCTTTAGATTTATATTCTTTTGTAACCGCATCAAAATTTGCAAATACTCTTGTTGACGATGGCCTTGGCGGACAGGAGGCCCGGTTCTCATGTAACGTAAATATTCAAAATTCTAATTCTGCATTTGATTTGATAAATGAATTATCAGGTGTGATGAGATCAATTCCAATTTGGGCGCAAGGTTCCATACAACTTGCAACTGATAAACCACAAGATAGTTCATACCTGTTCAGCCTTGCAAACGTAAATGAAGGCGGTTTCAGCTATTCAGGAAGTTCTTTAAAAACAAGACACAGCGTTGTTTCTGTTTCTTACTATAACATGGACTCTCAAGACATAGATTTTGAGGTCGTAGAAGACAGCAATTTGATCTCTAAAATAGGAACAGTTGTAAAACAAGTAAAAGCATTTGCCTGCACATCACGGGGGCAAGCGGCCAGACTCGGAAAGGCAATATTATTTGCGGAAAATTTTGAATCGGAAATCTGCACATTCAATACTTCTATTGATAGCGGTGCAATTTGTAGACCGGGAAGCGTCATCGAAATCAATGACCCTGTTCGCGCGGGTGTAAGGAGATCAGGTCGTCTTTCCGCTGTTGCATCAACGACACAAATGACAGTTGATGACACAGCCGCAACAGATCTTTCAACAGAAAATAATCCAATTTTCAGCGTTATTTTGCCAGATGGTTCTGTTGAAGCAAAATCTGTCAGTTCAATATCAAATGGCGTTGTTACTGTTTCTTCTGCATTTAGTCAAACGCCAAATGTTAACACAGTTTGGATGTTAAATAACGATTCAGTTCAATCGCAAAAATTTAGGGTAATAAATGTTGAAGAACAGGACGGGTTGAATTATGCGATTACAGCTTTGTCTTATCAAGATGACAAATACCCATTTATTGAAGACGGTGCAACTTTACCAACAAGAACAGTTTCGTTGTTGAATCAACTAAAAGACCCGCCATCAGCTTTAAATATTGAAGAAAGAGTTGTCGAATTAAATAATCAAGCAGTTTCAAAAATATTTATCAGTTGGAAACCAGTTCTCGGCGTAACAAATTATCAAGTTAATTATCGTTTTGAAAATGGTAATTTTGTAAGTCAAAGAGTATCAAGGCCAGATTTTGAAATAGTAAACAGCCAAAAAGGCAGATATGAAGTTCAGGTTTTTTCATTTAATGCGGCTTTGGAAGTCAGCGCAACTTCAGCCGATGCAACATTTGATGCTATTGGAAAAACCGCTGTTCCTTCCGATATTACTGGTCTAACTTATGAACCTATAAGCGACACAATGATTCGCTTGAAATGGAATACACCGACAGATATTGATGTTATCAAAGGAGGAAAAGTTTACGTCAGACATTCAACCCTTACAAATGGAAATGGAACTTTTACAAATGCAATTGACCTTGTAAAAGCACTTGCGGGTAATACAAATACCGCGGATGTTCCGTTACTTGAAGGGGAGTATATTCTCAAGGCGCAAGACGATACGGGTAATTTTTCGGCAGGCGAAACATCAATTGTTATTGATTTACCAGAAACACAACCAAAACTTGTTGTTCTTACAAGACGCGAAGATCAGGACAACCCAAAATTTCAAGGAACAAAAACAAATACGGCTTTTGATGCAACGACAAACAGCCTGAACCTTGTCGGTGGCGGTC